GGAGATGTTAATGTTGGTGACCTTGTTGACCTTGAATACTATCAAGATAAGTTTTTTGGTAACTTGCGCGTACCGAAACAGTATTTTGGTGTAACCGGTGATAGTGCTGGGTTTGATGGCGGTGCTTCATTGTCAATCATTTCATCCCGTTATGCAAAAATGATTAAAAGAATTCAGAACACAATGATTCAAGCGTTGACGGACATAATTAATCTTATTTTGATTGATACTGGAAATGAAGCCTATATTAACAAATTCCAGTTAAGAATGCAGGCACCAACCACACAAGAAGAGGTTGACCGAAGAGATAATTTGAGCAATAAAGTAGGTCACATTAGAGACATTATGAATGTTCTTGGAGATGTAGAAAATACTGCAACAAAGCTAAAGATTCTAAAATCTATGCTTAGTAACACTCTTAATGACACAGAAGTTATTCAACTATTGCAAGATGAAATTGATTCAATGGAAACTCAACTTGCAGAAGAGACAGATGAAGATACCACATCATTTGAGGATGATTCAAGCTTTGATTCATATCCAGATGATGAACCGATGGATTTTGCTTCTCCGTCAATTGATATGCCAATGCCAAGCGGTGAACATGCTATAAGTGATAGTGACGAAGTAGACGATTCAGATGACACATTGCCTACACCAGCTGAACTTGACATTGGTGATGTGTCAGACTCAACCAATCCAAACTTATAAAATTATCCACATCTACAACAAAAATTGATCAATATACAGGCAAAACGTTCTTGTTAATATATCAATATTATGTAACCGTTTCGCCTTGCACAATTAAGTTTAGCCAGTAATAACTGGGGAAGGAAATTGTATATCAATATGATAACAAAACGTGATTGTATTTTACTATTATCTGAATTAAGTGCAAAAGGTATCAATGTTAACGAAATGATGCAAAAAGCTGTTACATCGGCAGACATTGATATAAATGTTATAAAGTTCATAAATGAACGCAGACCATTTGATGCTTGTAGCTTTTATGAAAAAATTAGAAAAAGTTACAATTCAAAAAAGTCAAATCTATACAAAAACATTGTAACATGTGACGAAATTGATTGCACCGATTCAGTACTAACAACATTAGCAGCACTTAATTTACAAATTTTACTGTATGAACCAAATGTTTCAGATTCAAGGATGTTTCTTGCTCACACACGATTCGAAGAAATATCTCAAGTGCTGTTAAACTACAGTAGAACATTTGATCTTGTTCCGTGCATAAAAGTTTTACAGATAATCAAGGCTGACCTTAAAGCATTTGAATATATGAATAAATAACAAACAGTTTATTGTATATAAAATAGTACAATAGTATAATGATTGTAGAAGAAGCTGTTTGAGCTGTTTATTCTATGTAAAGGTGATGATAAAATGTTAGAAAGTTTCAACACAACAAATGAAATGAAATACCAGAAATTATCAGCTGAAGAACAGCAAGAACGTGGTATTCTCGGTAGACTTGTTGGTGTAATAGCGGATTTCCGAAACCGTACACGTAACGGTCGTCGTTATACGGAAGAGTTGTGGGAAAAGACCTTCAATGATCCGATTATGAAAGAAAAGTTTGAAAATCGTTGTTTATTCGGTGAGCTTGGTCATCCTGCAGATCGTCAAGAAGTTGATATGGAAAAGATCTGTATTTGTTTAGCCGAAGTTCCGAAAAAGGGCAATGATGGAAAACTTTATGGTGTGTTTGATATCTTGAATACACCAAATGGTCGTATATTAAAAACAATGTGCGATTACGGTTGTAAAATTGGTGTATCAAGCAGAGGTAGTGGTGATACATTTGAGGACTATGATGGTGGAGAAACAGTAGAGCCTGATTCTTATGATTGTGAATGTTGGGATGCTGTTTTATTACCCGCTGTTAAAGAAGCAAGACTGAAATATGTCACAGAATCACTTGATACAACAAAAACACTTAAAAAAGCTCTTCAAGAGGAATTAAATAAATCCACAGAAGATGAGCAAAGAACAATGAAGGAAACACTTGATGACCTTCAAATTGATTATGCAACAGATCAGGAAGAGGAAAATACCTCTACCCCTGTTGATGATATAGATGTAACAAATGAAGAAAAAGATCAGGCAGCCGAAGATTCCGGAGCCCTTATGATTCAAGAGTTACAAGAGAGTGCTTTACGTGAAAAAGAACTTGAACAGCAAATTAAAACATTACAAGAGAAATTATCAGTTTGTTATACAAAAGAGGCTCGTTATAGTGATGTTTTAACAAGAACTAATCAGGAACTAAAAACATGCAAAGCAACAAATCAGCAGTTACAAGAGCAGCTTAATGCAGCAAATGTAAAGGCTGAAAAAACAGCGCAAATCATTACAGAGCAGAAAACCCAGATTGATTCTCTTGTTCAGCGAGTTAAGTTAGGTAATACCAAAAGAGCTCAGTTGACAGAGAGCGTATCTTCAACAAATGAAAAAGTAAAGTCATTAGAGGAAGATCTAAAAGCTGAACAAGCAAGAAGCAAGAAGCTAACTGAAAAACTTCAAGCTGAAAACAAAACTCTTACAGAACAACTTGCTGATAGAGACAAAGATGTTCAAATTATTAAGAGTCAAGCTTCAGCAAAAGTAACTCAGTCACAACAGATTGTTGAACGTTATAAAACAATTGCAAAAACAGCAGTTGATAAATATATTAGTTCACAAGCAAGTAGACTTGGTATTAAGCCGAGCGAAATTAAGGATAAGTTAAATGAAAATTATTCATTTAGCGACATTGATAAAATTTGTGAAGAGTTACAGAAGTACAAGTTAGCAATCAATTCACTACCGTTTAATGTGGCTGAACAAAAGCCAAAGAAGATGGTAATCAAAGAATCAAAAGTAAAGGTCAGTTCTGGGTACAACGACGACAGAATTGATGACGAAATTGATTTAACATTAAGCAATTTCATCCGATAAGAAACTTCGTCGTTTGTATATAGATAAAGTAAATTAAACAAACAACTATGAAATATTGGAGAATATAACAATGGCTAAGTCCTTATTTGAAGCTTATAAGAATCGCCTTGCTGTTGCTGACACTGTTCATGCAAAGCTCAATAATGGCGAAAAAATGTCTAACAACAAGAAGCTTGTTGTTGCTAAATGTCTTGAAAATACAAACAAGTTCATGAATGAAGCATTTGACAATTCCGTTGCAACTCAGCGCGCAGACATGGGAATGTTCAAAAAGTTCTGTTTGAATCTTACTACAGTTGCTCTTCCTAATCTCATTGCTCATGATCTGGTAATTGTGCATCCGATGTCTTCTATGTCTGGTTTCATTACCTACATCGAATATCAGTATGCAAGCAATAAGGGTCAGACCAAGCAGGGTGACCTCATCAGTAATCCTTTCGGATTCGGTGATGTTGACGCCGATTATACTAGCGCTCGCGTTGTTGAAAATGTAGAAGCTGGTGAAATTGTATTTGCTTGGAAGCCTCAGTTTGGTACTGTTGAGTTCCTTGCAGATGGCGCCACCGAGTACGTTGCTCTTGAAGCTGACGAAAATGGTGTTTATACTGCTGAGTCTGCAGGTAAAGTTAAGTACTTGTATAACAACGTTGTAATTCCTCAGAATGATCTGCCTATGATCAAAGCTGAGATGAAGTCTATTGCACTTGTTGCAAAAGCTCGTAGAATTGCAATTTACTACTCTCAGATCGCTGCATATCAGTCTAAGACCGATTACGGTGTAGATCTTGGCGACCAGCTTGCTGAAAAAGCTGTTGGTGAGCTCAGCTACGAAATCGATACTGAGATTACAAATATGCTCGTTGCAAATGCAGAAGCAGATACCGAACTTGAATGGTCTAAGACTCTTCCTGTTGGTGTATCTAAAGCAGAGCACTATGAGGGCTTCGCTGAAATCCTCGAGATTGCTAAGCAGAAGATCTATGATCGTACTAAGAAGTTCGCTCCTAACTACGTTCTTTGCGCTTCTAACTTGCTTCCTGTACTCTCTATCGTTAAAGCTTGGCATGCAGCTCCCGCAGGTCAGATCAATGGTCCTTACTTCGCAGGTACCATTAATGGCTTAAAGGTATTTGTAACACCAAACATTGAAGCTGGCACATTCGTTGTTGGTTGCAATGGTAACGATATGATGAGCTCTGCTGCAGTATATGCTCCTTATATGGCAGTAGTACCTACTCAGCTCCTCGGCTATGCAGATGGTGGTATGAGTCAGGGTTGGTCCACTCTGTACGACCTCAAGATGCTCAACAAGAACCTCTTGATCAAGGGTCGTATTGTCGACTAATTAATCTAATAAACCTATTGAATGAGGCTTGTGAAACCACAAGCCTCATTTTTTATAGTTGATGTTTAAGTATAATTATTATATAATGTAATCAAGGAAAAAACAACTTGTTTTGGATCAGAAATAAAAAGAATCATTTATTGATGTTAAAAACTGAATAATAAAATGGATCCATTCGTAAATTTTTTCTAAATTTTATTTCAACTGTTTATCAACAAGTGTAAATTTTTTCTAAATTTTTGTGTAACCCTTAAAATTCCACATAATAAATGTAATAACTAATATAATATATAATAAATATAATAATATTATATTAAGTAACTATAAGTTACTTAATGTTATTAATTTTGTTTATTATTGTATTATATATTATATAACATTGAAATGTTATAAATAACATGTTTTAATTATTTTTTGGAGATGACCTTGATGTTTGTTTATCAGAATAAAGACAGATCAATCTGTATTACATTCAAAGATAATCAGCCAGTCACCAATCCAGAATATGTACTCAACGTTGTTGACAATCAGCTTGTTGTCAATGGTACTGAAATCACACCAGGTAACAACACTATTGTTACTGAAGATACTGTTTATGATACTGCAGTTGAAATAAACGAAATTGTTAATCTGTATCTTAACGGTAAAACAATCAGTATACCTGAGGACACT